GAGGCGCGGAAGAACTTGGGGCTGGGCCTTTACGCCGGAGCCAAGGGCAGCGGAAAGGATTTTGGCAAAGCGGTCTTCTACGTCCTCGTCTTGAACGGGCTTGTCGGCACCATCATCCGCAACGCCTTCCGCGACCTCCGCGATGACGACGACGAGGAGACTTTTGACGAGAAGAACTGGGGCTGGAATCGGATGGCCGCGATGCTTATCAGCGACCCGCTTTACGGATTCCCCGTGGTGGGCGAGGCCGTCGAGAGCGCCATCTTCAACGCCTTCGGAGTCTACACGCCGACCGGCCCGCTCTTTGACATCGCGCCCGCGGTGCCAGCAGCCAAGCGCATGTTGACCGAGTATCCGGCGCAAGTGCTGGAAGGCGAAGCCGAGTTCCGCGACATCGTCCGCGACGTCAACCGCATCCTGTCCACCGCCGGACTTTTCAACAACACCATCGCCGGAGCCGCCGCCATCAGCAACTTGGTCAAGGACACCGTCGAGGTAGGCGATAACGTCCTTAACCGCGACGAATAAACTATTGCGCCACCATGACCACGAAGGTTTAGTCAAATCACTAACATGGCCGTTCAGAGCGATACATCACGCATTTCCTACGCAGGCAATAACTCGACCTCGACGAGTTATGCCGTCCCGTTCGTTTTCTTGGAGAACGCTCACCTCAAGGCCATCGCCAAGACCAGCGCCGGAGTCGAGAGCGTTGTCACGCTGACCAACCACACCGGAGCCGGTAACGTCAACGGCGGCACCGTCCGCACATCCGTCGCCATCCCCGCGACCAGCACGCTCACCATCTACCGCGACGTCCCGATCACCCAGACCACAACCTACGCCGAAGGCGGCGACTTCCCCGCGGCGTCCCATGAGCGTGCGCTCGACAAGCTCACCCAGATTTCCCAGCAAAACGCCCGCCAGATTGGCAGCAGCATCCGGTTTTCTGAAGCGACCCAGCTTAACCCAGTCAATCCGCCAGTCAGCGCCACGCCCCACGTTTTAACCACCGTCAACGGCGGTCCGCCGACATGGGAAACAGTGCCTTCGGTTAGCTTTCCCGACTCGCTCAACGCGCTCACCGACGCCACAACCGTCAACGCCGCCGACGAGCTAATCATCCAGCAAAGCGGCATCACCAAACGCGCCACCGGCGCCGAGTTGGCCAAGGGGCTGAACGCGATTAATGGCACGGTCAATGTAAAGGACTTCGGGGCTATGGGCGACGGGGTCGCTGATGATACGACGGCGATTCAAGCGGCCATTGACGCCGCCTATTTACGCGGCGGCGGCACAATTCATTTCCCAACCGGCAAATACATTGTGTCCTCTTCTCTTATCGTCCCTCAGCGCGTCACCCTCGTTGGCGAGTCGCTCGGATTTGCCAACCAATACGTCACAGGCAGCGCCGCTCCCAAGGGATCAATTTTGTTTCTGGCCAATGGCGCAAATACCGATGTCGTTGTGTTTAGGCTTTTGCTGCAAAATGTTGGCGGCACGTTGACCGAGACAACGCTTGGTGACAGCAATGTTGATATTCGCCACTTTGGCGGGATGCGTGGCATGACGGTGTGGGGCAACCGGTCTACAAACTTCAATCCGGCGATCAAAGACATAAACAGTTCTGGCGCTGGCATCCGCATTCAGGGCGCTCGATATATTCGTATCGAGGACTGCGTTACGATGTATTGCGCCGAAGACGGAATCAAAGTTGAAAGCCGAGATTACGGTGTTGGTCCGACCTCTTGCAACAATTTGCAGTTTGCCAGAGTCACTTCGTTGTCAAACGGAGAGAGTGGTTTTGACATCGCGGGCGGCGACAGCACATTTACAGATCTTTCGGCTGGTTACAACAACGGAACTGGCATGACGATTGTGATCAGCGGCACCGTCAACGGTGGCATATTTTGGAACAATCAGTCGCACGGAGTGGCAGCCAGTAACTGCACTGCCGTGTTCAATGGGATTCATAGCTACGACAATGCGTTCAATGGCTTTAATATAGGATCTGGCATTGCCGCCAAATTAAATGCCTGCTTTGCGCGAGGCAACGGAATTGCGGCAGACGCAGGCAGCACCAACCGAGCAAATTTTCTCGTCGCGTCGGGCGCAATAGACTGGAGCCTTTGCGGATGCACAAGCTCCCCGCTTGACGCTTCAAGCGTTAGCGTCACGGAGGTTGGCTACAATATCTTAAATACAACACACTCTGGCGTAATTGATGGCTGCTACGACGGTGGATGCACGACTCCGTTTATTATCTCCAGCACATCAAACCTCAAGGTTCACGGTGGCATCACAAGTCAAATTACACATCCCCCCGTCGCGTTCACTGGCAACGTCACCTTTAGCGGCAACGCGAGCAACAATGTGCGCCGTTTCAATTTTGATTCGTGGAGCACGATTGTAAGCATAACAAGCAACACGCTGCCGGTAGGCGCCACATCGCTCATTGCCTTGGACTGTGACACGCCTGTCACTATCAACGCTATTACCTACACGGCGGGAAACGGAGTTCCCTTTGTTATCATACGCAACACTGACCCAGACACCGTAACCATCGAGCACAACGCATCCGGCATCCGGTGCGCCAACGCAGCCAACGTGGTACTCAACCAGCACGAAGCGGCCATGTTTGTCCATGTGACCGGCGCGATCTGGCAACAAGTGGGAGGAGCTTACTAATGAACTGGAAAATCACCCAAATCAAAACACTCGACGAACCCGAGCAGGGCACCATCGTCATTGCCTCGTTTCAAGTGAGCGACGGCACCAGCAATGTCGAAGACGACACCGTCTTGCATGCCGTCAGCGCCGAAAACTTTGTGCCGCTGGACAGCGTGACCGAAGAACAAGTCATCGCGTGGGTCAAGGAGGCGCTGACGCCGCAGGGCGCAGAACAATACGAGGCGCTGGTGTCAGACAAAACCAGCGCGATCAAACCCACTCAAGTCCCGTTGCCTTGGAATAACTAAATGCCCCTCCAATCCCCAACCGCACGCGATGGTGACACAGGATTCATCGGCTTTGCCAGCCGCATGAATAAAACTTTTACGCCATGATCCTTGAACTCAAAACCAGCGCCGCGATGCTGACCGCCGGAACCTTCGGCGTGTTTGCGACCGCTGCGCCGGTCATGGAGTCCTTTGGCTGGCTCCGCACTGTGGCGGAACTGGGCAGCTTTGGACTGGTCGCGTTCAGCGCGATCATGCTTTTGGTCAAGGTCGCACCGGCGTTCATCAACCACTTGGACAAGGCGCGTGATTCTTTCCTCGTCGAACTTAAACAAGAACGCGACCAGCGGCACGCCAACGCGGAGAAACTCAACCAGTCGCTACATCAGATCGATCAGTCGATCCGCGATGTGCATCACACTTTGAAGGGGGTCAAGTAAATGAGCGTCAAGATTCAAGACTGGAACCGCGTTGCCAGTAACGTCGTCCTCGTGGCGCAAGGGCCGGACGGCAAGCCCGCGCTGCTTGCGGAGAACAAGCCCGCTTACGACTACCGCGCCTTCACTTGGACAAGCGGCAATGCAACGCAAGTGGTCTACAGGCAAGGTGGAGCAAGCGGAACCATAGTGCTGACCGAAACCTTCACCTACGACGGCGACGGCAACCCGCTCACCCAGACGCTGACCTACCCGTAACATGCCTTGGAAATACAACCCGTTCACTGACGCGCTGGACAACGTAGGCTCCGGCGGCGGGACGAGCTATATCGATGGCGAAGTCGAATACCACAGCAACCTTCCAGTGACCGCCGGAACGCCCGCGGTGAACAGCGCGTTCCTTGTGAGAAAGGGCGAGGGGGTATACTTCATCTCGCGCAAGCCTGCTGGAATCTGGGTGCGTGAACTAAACAACGGAAATCTCGACGACTGGAAATTTGCTGGCCTTTTTAGTGATTTGTATCGAGACGCGAATTTTAGGATCATCTCTGATTCTGACGTCAGCAAAGAATTGGCGTTTTCACTCTCCGGCATCAGCACCGGAACCACCCGCACGCTGACCATCGCCAACCGCTCCGGCACCAACGTCGTCTCCGACACCTCCGCAGGCAGCGGCAGCGATGTGGTCAACAACATCGTTTCGCTCACCCAAGCCGAATACAACGCCATCGGAAGTCCCGACGCGGCCACGCTCTTTCTCATCACCGATCCCTGACCCATGGCCCTACTGCAAAAAGCCTATCTCGGATCGACCGCGCTGTTCCGCAATACATCGTGGTTTGAGGACAACGACTACACCGTTGTCAACGAGTCCAGCGCCGTCACCGTCACCGCCAACTCAACGGCGCACACCAAGGGATCGTGGTCGCAGTTAATCGCCTCATCTTCTGGCAACGCATCCATGATTTACGTCCGCGTTGGTGGCGTTTTCACCACGGGAGTTAATACCGCAACGCTTCTTGACATCGGCGTTGGCGCATCTGGCAGCGAATCAGCCATCATTGAAAATGTTGCTGTTGGAGGCGCGGTGGCAACAGGGGCCGCTGGTGCATTGTATTTTGTCGTCCCGATACAGATTGCTTCTGGCTCGCGTGTCTCTGCCCGAATACAATCGCTCGTCACCGGCGGCAAGACAGCGTCGGTTTTGGTTCGCCTGATTGACACGGGCGACTACGCACAAGCGCCAACATCGGTCGATGTCATCGGCACTAGCACCGCAGACAGCGAAGGGACTGCCGTTACCGCCGCCAATACCTACGCGCAGCTAACCGCTTCAACATCTCGCGCCTATCGAGCATTGGCTTTTGTTCCGAGCGTTGGCGACACTACCACGGGCGCTGTTATCACAGACTACACCGTTGCCAGAGGAGCCAGCGGCAGCGAAGTCGATCTGCAAAAGATCACGACAAGCTATAGCAACGACGAAAGCGTGCGCAGCATAGATTTCCCGCTCATTGCCGCGTCCATACCAAGCGGCACGCGATTGTCCGTCAAAGTGTCTGGCCCAACAGTCAACTTTTCCAACTACGCCTCCTGCCTCATCGGCATCCCATGACCATGAACAACTGGCACATCCTCTATAATTCCACGACCGGCGAGTCCGTCAGCATCGGCACCGTCATCGCCGATCCGCTTCCGGCGGGCATCACCGCGCTCCCGCTCACCGACGCCCAAGGCGAGGGGCTGCAAAACGGCACGCTCGTTTGGGACGCCGTTACGCGCAGCTTGATTGCAACACCGCCGCCCGCCGTCACCGCCGCCGAATGGGCCGAGCAGCATCTCACATCGACGCAACTCCACGCGCTGTCCGATCTTCGTTTGTCGCTTGTGCTGGCGGGTAAACCCCTTGGGCCACTGATGCAATCCCTGCGCGATTGGACTTCGCAACTGATTGTGGCATCGGCGGTTGATCCTTCGCCGCGCTCCGATTGGCCTGCTGCACCTTGTTCCTACGAAGCCGCGAGTGCCGAAGCCATCGCCGCATTGGCCTCAAACCCTTGACCCCCATCCGGCGTGCGGGTTTAGTCAAAACATGCGCCTCTTTCTAATCATCGCCGCCTTTGCGCTGACAGGCTGCGCGAATCTTTCCGAAGTCCGCTTCGGGTGGGACTTCGCCAAAAACACTTTGCACGTTTCTGTGCCACTTCAAAAACCAACCTCGTCCAAATAACATGATCGACTACATCCTCGCCCGCCTTAAAGAACCTTCCACCTATGCCGGAGCGGCCACCTTGCTGGCTCTCGTCGGCTGGAAACTTTCGCCCGAACTGATGGGTGCCATCGCTTCCGCGGGCATCGCCGTCATCGCTCTGATTGAAATCGTTCGCCGCGAAAAGAAGTGAGCAACGAACAAAAGTTCCAGCGGGATCTCGACCGCTGGGGCGTGAAGCATTTTGCGGCCAAGGAGTTTTTCTACCGCGGAGCCAGCGACGAGAAACTCAACCTCAACACCGACCCTCCGGCGGAACTGTGGCCGAACATGGAGCGCACCGCCAAGGTGCTGGACGAGGCCCGCAAGCGACTGGGCGCGTCGATCCGCATCACCAGCGCCTATCGGTCACCGGCTTACAACAAGCGCATCGGCGGCGTGAGCAACTCGACGCATGTGCGCTTCAACGCGACCGATCTGGTGACGGCGCAACCGGCCTCGCTTTACCTCGTCCTGCTCGACCTCCGGCGCGAGGGCATGTTCAAGGGCGGGCTGGGATTGTATCGCTCGTTCGTCCATTTGGACACCCGCGGCACCAACGCTACTTGGCGAGGGTAGCGAGCGACTCCAGTGCCTTGCTCATCGTAGCCAGCGAGGCGTGCGTGTAGCGGTTGGACATCTCGACTGTATCGTGGTCGCAAATCATTTGCCGCACCTTCTGGTCAACGCCCGCGTCCACCAACAGCGAATTGGTCGTATGCCGCCACGAATGGAAGGTCGCATCCACAACCCCGCGGCCTTTGCCGGTAGCCTTCTGGCGCGACCGGACGATGCCCGCCTTGTCCAAGATGCGGGAGAACTGCCCGCTGGCCACTGACACCGTCAGCTTGTGCAGGCGCGGCGTGATAGGGCCGGTGCCTTGCAGGCTGGCCAGTTCCCCGACAAGCGGGACGGCAACTACCTTGCCCTTGCGAGACTTCTTTTGCGGGACAAAGCGCAGGACGCCGCCGTCGATCTCTTCGTGGGAGCGGTTGCAGGCATCCCAAAGCCGCATGCCGTAGTAGAGTCCGAAGAGGCAGGCGACCCGCCATTCCTCGTCCACGATGGCAAGGATGCGCCCGATCTCGTCCGGTGTAAACGACCGGCGCTTGGCCGCGTCCGACCGGCTAATCGTCAGCAGTTCCGCGGGGTTAACGTCGATCTGGCGTAGAAGGACGGCCCGACGGAAGACTGACCGGATTGTGGCGATGATGAGCGCACCCGTGTTATCCGAATAACCCTTGTCCTTGAGGTCGCGGAAGAAGGCGCTGATGTCGTCGGGCGTGATGTCGCGCAGATCGTGGCTGACCCGCACGCCGAGCCAGCGGGCGAAGTGGGCGATGTCGGTGCGGTATTTGTCGATGGTCTTGGGCTTGGCCGTCGTCTTGGCCTCGACCCAACTTTCCGCGGCCTTTGTCCAAGTGACCGCCTTGCGCGGGCTGTCTACGTTGGCCAGCCGCATGAGGCTATCGACGCGATGGGCATACCATTGTGCCGTCGGTTTGACCGAACGAAGCTCCCGCGCCGTCCGCTCCATGTCGTCAGCAAAAGCCTTGGCTGTGCGTTTAGGGGTTGTTTTGTGCGGTAGCTTGGTGCTACGCATGGTGAGTCGCCAAAAGCCGCCAGACGGGCTTTCCGGCGCAGCAACCCACACTCTCATGCGGGCTATCCAGTAAGGTGACTTGGGGAGGGTGGTAAGCGATGCCATAACGAAGTGAAAATTAGCACTATTAGTTATGCAATGAAATACCTAAAATGTATGCAAAATTGTCACGCTTTACTCTGTAACAGAAGGGAAATGACCAGTTATGGGTTCAAGTGAATTGGGCCTGTTTTACTCTGTTAAATGATCACGGCAGGCCGGAGTTAGCACAGTGAGTTAGCACTCATTTTAGATATTGCAGGCTCTTTAGAACTGGTTTTGACTCATACCAGTCATGCCATACGCAGATCCCGACCGGCAGAAGGAATACATGCGGCAACGCTACCGCGACCGCTACGCTGACCCGAAGTTCGCCGCCAAGGAGCGCAAGCGTAAGGCAGCGTTCTACGAGGATAACCCCAGCTACAAAGAAAGGCTAATCCGCGGGGTCTACAAGCGGCGGGGCAAGGCGTTTCACAAGCGGACGCCCAAGGCCGCGTGATATTAAAAAAATGAGACGGGTCGGACAGCGGATGTCCTATGCCCGCCGGTAGTGTGGTGGGTGATATGGAAAACCGCGCTATTGAACTGATATTACAAATCGCACGGAGGGAGGGTTTTACCCCATCCGAATTGTTGGCCAGCGCCATTGACAACTGGCAGACAGTGCATGACAGTTGCCAGCATGAAAAAGAAAACGACGAAAGACGGGAGGGCGGCGGATCGTGTCCGCAAGACGCTCTCGTTGCCGCAGGATCTGACGGCCCGCATCCAAGAGGTGGCCGACGACAAGTATGCCGGTGACTTCACGCGAGCCACGCTGGAAATTCTGGCCACGCGCTATCCCGAAGCGCGGCAGTTCCTGCGCGAGAACACGACCTACAAGCACAGCCGGAAAAAATAATTCTGGCCCCCCAAACTTTTTTTATTTTTGCCTATTGACTGTCCGACAGTCTCCATGCAAACTGTCCGACAGTTGATGAACTATTCGTCATCTACCTACACACAATGAACATACAAAACACAATGACGGGCGGGGGCAATGCGCCTCGCGGATTCCATACACTTGACAGCACAACGCATTTTTCTAATGGCGTTTGGTCGCGCATGAGGACGCGGGTTGTCGATCTCGTCACCAAGGACGGATTCACTCTTCGCGCAACACGCGCCAATCAGCGCGGCGTGAATATGTTTGGGCAACACCGCAACCATTTTGCCAACGAGTGGCGCATTTGTTTCGTGGATCGCGGGCCTTGGACAAACACTTGGCCAAAGGCGGATGCCACAACGATTCGGGATATCGTCCGCAACGGCGCTGCTCGCTACAAAACTGTCACGCGCAACTGCGTGACGAGTCTCCGCGCCTAATGACCGCCGCCCGCACCATCCGCACCGCGGAAATCATCGGCTACTACTCGCTGCCGTCTCCGAGCTTGGCCGAACACAACCCGACCGCCTACAACCTCGCGCTTCTATCCGCTCCGCGCAACGCGGGCTACTGCTCGCATTGCGGCATGGGCATCATTCACCACGTTATCATCTGCGATGAGAACGGCGTTGTGCGCGCTATTGGCTCCGATTGCGCGACCAAGGTTGGCCTCGACGCCGCGCAGATTCGCACCAAGCGCACGCACGCTGAAGTTGCCGAGGCCAAAGCCAAGCGCGAGCGCGAGTTGGCCGAAACCGACTGGAGCGTGTTTCAGTTTGGCAAATACCAAGGCCGCTCCGTGCGCGACGTCTTTGCCGAAGACCCAGACTACGTCGATTGGTTCGCTGGCAGCTTTGCTACCGGCGAGGGCCGTCTTCGCACGCAGGCGCTTTGCAGGGAACTTGTCGCGCCCATGCACGCCGCTGCCAAGGCCGTTCGCGCCAGCAGGTGCCAAGCCATCATCGCCGCCTTTGGCGAGGACACTATCCGCGAGTGCGCCGAGGACGAGGATTTTTCCGGTAGCGTTTGCCGCGATCTCCTTGCGGGCCGCGAACCGAGCGACCGCGCCATCGGCATCTTGATGGAAATCGTCGCCAAGTGGAGCGGACGCCGCAACAGCAAGGCGTATAACGCCGCTTACGAGGCCATCGAAGAAAAGCTGCCGCCAGTAAGAGAAGCGGCTGCGTAGCTTTCAACACCAAGCCCATGCCCACCGAACCCACCATCCGAAAAACCATATCGTTCCCGCGCAGCCTCGCCTTGAGGTTGGCCGCGGATGCGAAGTCCGAGCGCCGCCGGTTCTCGCCGCAAGTAGTTAAAGCCCTTGAGGACTTTTTTGCGCCCGTAACTGTCAGACAGTCCAAGGGAGGCCAGCGATGACGCTCGTGGATAAAGCCCGCAACGCCGTCCCGCGGAACGGTCGCCACAACTACGACCAACTCGTCGAGCCGGTCGCCATCTTGCGCCGCAAGGGATGGCCCTACGCGGAGATCCACGCATGGCTCATCCGCGAGGGCGAACACATCAACCCGAACCCCGCCACTTTCGCGTCGGCCATGAGCCAACGCCTCAAACACAAAGCAAAAACACAATGAACACACCCGAACCCACCTACACCGTTCCGGCAATGACTTGCATGGAACTCATCTCACTGCGCGTAGCCGTCAAACAAGACGTCTGCCGCTTTTTCAAATGGCGTCACGATCCACGCTGGCGCGAGACGATCCGCGCCAACATATCGGCCTACCGGAAACTTTGCAAAGCGAGGGTCGCCTAATGGACTACGCACTCGTCGGATTCTTCACCGCCCTATGGGCGATGACGCTCGTCCTCGTCTACGGACTGGGCTGGGTCGCCGGTCACACGACCGCCAATGACAACCACCGCTGGAACCGCTGGTTCCTACGGAAAATCGAAAACCGCAGCACACGAATTTAGGCATGCAAACCACAAAACAAAACCCGCCGACGCAGCATGCCGCGCCGACGGGTCAGAACACAATGAAGGGAACTAATACAATGACAGCAGAAAATGGTCAACTGGCTCTGCCAAAGACCGCACCCGTCGAGATCCAACTCGACGCACATGGAGTGCAATTGCGCTCCTTTGACGAGATGGCCCGCTTTTGCAAGGCCGTCGTTAACAGTGGACTGGCTCCGAAAGGCTTTAGTTCGCCGGAGGCCGTCATGGTCGCGGTGCAGCATGGCTTGGAACTGGGCCTCGCGCCCATGCAGGCGCTTCAGTCCATCGCCATCATCAACGGCAAGCCCTGCATCTACGGTGATGCCGCGCTGGCGCTTTGCACCGCCCATCCGTCGTTTCTTGACATCGAAGAGACGGTTGGCCGCGACAAAACGGCTGAAGGTCACGTTGCCACATGCATCGTGAAACGCCGCGACCGCAGTGCCGTCGTCCGCACGTTCAGCGAGGCTGACGCGAAGAAGGCGCAACTCTGGGGCAAGAGTGG